GCTTCCAATCTTAGTGGGATATATTGTCTGGCTCTTTCAGGAGCAAAAAAAGAAACAGGTGCAGGACGCAAAAGAGCGTGATGAACGGATTGCGGAAGAACGTAAAAAAAGGGATGCAAACAGCGCCGGTACAATGTTACTTCTTAGGGTACAGTTAATTGAATATCACGGGAAATATATGAAGCTTGGTAAGATACCGAGCTATGCTTATGAAAATTTCTGTGAGATGTATGAAGCATATCATCGGCTTGGCGGGAATGGCATGATCACAAAAATGAAACAGGAAATAGAAGAATTACATCTAAAACAAAAAGGAGAGTAACGATTATGAATACGGAAATGTTGATGCAGTATATTACCTATGCACTTGGTGGAATCGGAATTTTAGCATTCCTTGTGAGCGTAGTTGTACAGGTGATAAAGGAAATGCCGATACTGAAAAAGATCCAGACCAATGTGGTGGCGCTTGGGGTAGCGCTAATCCTGACACCGACGGCAGTGGTAGTTCTATGTGTCTGCTACAAGATTGTAATTGAATGGTATTATGTATTTGCTTCGTTTCTGGCAGCATTTATTGTGTATTTGGTAAGCACCGGGGGCTGGGAACGGATCACGGAAATCTGGAACAGAAGCAAATACAAAGAATAATCATGGAGGGCGAGTAATTGTCCTCTTTTTTGAAAGGAGTAGAATATTATGGTACATTTATTTGTTATAGCTGGTCACGGTGCAGGTGATTGTGGAGCCGTAGGTTATGGATATACGGAGGCAGAGAGAGTAAGATACCTCGCGGCAAGACTGGCCGCACTCGGTGGAAGTAATGTAACTGTAGCAGATACAAACCGGAACTGGTATGCAGACAATGGAATCATGAGTTTAAATATTCCGAAGGATTATCAGATTTTGGAACTGCACATGGACAGTGCATCAGCATCTGCAAATGGTGGTCATGTAATCATTAAAGAGGGATATAATCCAGACCAGTATGACACAGCTCTTTCGAATTTTATTGGTAATTTCTTTCCGGGACGTGCAAATAAAATCGTAGGAAGAAACGATCTTGCCAATGTAAATCGTTCGGCTTACAGAGGATATAACTATCGTTTGCTGGAAAACGGTTTTATTACAAACTTCGGCGATTTGAGCAAATTTAACAATCGGACAGATGAGTTGGCAAGAGGAATCCTTAGTGCATTTGGTATCTCTGCTATTGCTCCAGTAGCGTCAACTGATCAGATCGATGGAGCTATTAAGTCCGGTGGTACGTTCCAGGATAAGGAAGATGCATTCGGATCCGTATCATATCAGGTTCATGCAAGAGATATTGGTTGGTGCAACTGGCAGTCTGACGGTAAGATGGCTGGATCTACTGGTCAGAATCGTCGAATTGAAGCATTCAGAATGATTCCGGTTGGAGAAACAGATGTAACAGTCCATATCAAAGATATTGGTAATAGAGAGTACAAGAATATCACAAAAGATACAATCCTTGGAACAACAGGTCAGAACAAGCGTATTGAATCCATCAAGATTACCGGCAAGGACGCCTGCTATCTGTACAGAGTTCAGCAGAAGAATATCGGCTGGTCAGACTGGATGAGCAATGGTGAATGGGCTGGCACGCAAGGAAAAGGTCTTCAGATCGAGGCGATTGAAATCAAGAAAGCTATGTTCGCAGTTGATCCGCATGTCCAGAATAGAGGATGGCTTGGAGATCGCGCGGCAGAAACTGTAATTGGTATTACCGGTCACAATCTCCGTCTGGAAGCATTAAAAATCAATCCGGGTGATAAACGGATTGGTGTGAAAGCTCATATCGAGGGAATCGGTTGGAAAGACTACGGCGTAGTTGCAAAAGATACCGTAATCGGAACTGTAGGACAGAACAAGCGAATTGAATGTCTGTGCTTTAATGGCGATTTCCAATATCGTGTCCATGTTCAGAATTCAGGCTGGACGGATTGGACAAAAGCTGATGGTGTCTCTACACTTGGTACAGTTGGTCAGGCATTAAGAATTGAAGCTATTCAGTTTAGATAAACGGATAGTTGAGAAGCTATTCAACCCGAATTTAATTTACGTGGGACAGAAACTTCGTGTGAAATAGATACAACGAATTGTGGCAGATTTGGTTTTTTAAAGTTGAATTAAAACTAACCGTTAGTGACACGTTAGCGACACGAAATGCTGAAAATCCTTGAAAATACGTTGTTTAAAAAAAATAAGATTTAACCTAAACTTAACATAGATTTGATTGGAATTGCATAGACCACAGATAAAATGGAAAATGAGCTGAAAGGAAAAACATCATTGTAAAAAGTAAGTTTAAAAGATATTAACAAACACAGGGTAAATTGAGAGAGGAATTAATATGAACGAGAAAATTCAGATCATTTTCGGACTGCTTGGCGGTCTGGCAGTTTTTATCTATGGAATGAATATGATGAGTGAATGTCTGCAAAAGGCGGCGGGCGATAAAATGAAAAGCATTCTTGCACTTCTGACGAAGAATCCGCTTCTGGGCGTGCTTGCCGGTGCGCTTACAACCGCGGTACTCCAGAGCAGCAGTGCGACGACAGTTATGGCGATCGGTTTCGTAAGTGCGGGACTGATGAACCTGCCACAGGCAATTTCCATCATTTTTGGTGCAAATATTGGTACAACCATGACAGCACAGATTATTGCGTTTAAGATCAGTGACTATATTTATGTGATTATTTTTATAGGATTTCTGATTTCATTTGTAACAAAATCAGAGAAAGTAAAAAGTATCGGCCAGACGATTTTTGCTTTTGGCCTTTTGTTCCTTGGAATTGAAACAATGGGAGATGTCATGAAACCATTGGCATCCAGTCCGGTATTCACAGACTTGATCGGACGGGTTGCACATATTCCGGTACTTGGTGTGGCAGTTGGTACATTTATGACGCTGGTTGTACAGAGTAGTAGTGCAACGATCGCAGTCTTGCAGAACTTCGCTTCCCAGCCGGGACCGGACGGGGTTACGAGTATACTTGGGCTTGCAGGAGCAATCCCGATTCTTTTAGGTGATAATATCGGTACAACGATCACAGCACTCCTTGCCAGTATCGGACAGTCAAAAGATGCGAAGAGAACCGCTGTGGCGCATTGTATTTTTAATATTTCCGGCTGCTTTTTGTTTATCTGGTTTGTAAAACCATTTGAGGCACTGATCCAGAACATTTCGCCGAAAGGTCCGGAGATTGAAGCGATTTCCAGACAGATTGCAAATGCACATACTGTATTTAACATCACAATGACACTGATCTGGGTATGCCTGATTAAACTGATGGTGAAGATTGTCATGACACTGATCCCGGATGGCAAAAAAGGTGTTGAAGATCCAGGCAGCCCGATTTATCTGGATGAAAATATCATCAGTCAGCCGGCAGCAGCGCTGCAGCTTGTGGCAAAAGAGATTTTCCGTATGAGTGACCAGGTAGGAGATATTCTGAAGAAAACGATTGAGCTTGTGAAAAATGAAGAAGTGAAATCCATTGACGGTCTGAAAGAAAACGGAGAACAGGTTGAACGCCTTGGAAAGTGTATTACCGAATATCTTGCAGCTTTGTTTTCTTCGGGTTCATTGACCGAGCAGCAGGCAGCGCAGACGGCGAGCCTCATGTGTGTACTCAGCGATGTGGAACGTATGGGAACCTTAAGTGTGGAAATGGCAGAATGTATGTTGGAAAGATCAGACCGGAAGTATAAATATACACCGGAAGCGATGGATGAGCTGCAGAAGAGTTTGAAGGTACTGAATAAGATGTTCTGTGATTCTCTGAAGGCACTGCAGGGAGATGATGGTATCGAACCAGGCAAGATGATGAAGCGAAAGGATAAGCTTCTGGATCTGGATATCAAGATGCGGAAAGCGCATATTGAGCGTGTCAATAAAGGAAAATGTAAGGCAAGCCTTACTGCTCCGTTTACCAATATCCTGCATCTGATCGACCGTATGGGAAACAGTTGTATCAATCTTGCGGATGTGGCGGAAAGCGGAACAAGTATGAAATACTTTATGCTGGAAGAAAAATAAGAAGATGGAAAAATCCACGGACTTTAGAAGATTCAAAGTCCGTGGATTTTTTTAATCATGATATACGATTTTCCCACTACAGATCGTATACTTCACTTTGCCATACATAGGCGTTCCGGTAAATGGTGAGTTGGATGAAAGGGATGCATACTCGGTTGGAGTCCAACATTCGTTTTCATCGAAGATCACAAGGTCAGCTGCCTTTCCTTCGGCGAGCTGTCCGTATGGAAGGTGGTAAAGCTTTGCCGGATTGATGGTCATCTTTTCCAGAAGCTGAATAAGAGATAAATGTCCCGGTCTTACAAGGCTTGTGATGCCAAGGGCAAGGGAAGTCTCCAGACCGATCTTGGAGCTTCGGTGATTGGTTTTGCTTTTTCTTCTTTGCTGTGCGGTGCATGGTCGGTGGCAATCAAGTCGATGGTTCCGTCTGCAAGTCCCTGAATAATCGCCTGACGGTCCTTTTCGGTACGGAGCGGCGGATTCATTTTCGCAAGTGTTCCATGCTCAAGGACTGCGTCTTCCGTCAGTGTAAAATGATGCGGTGTGGCTTCGGCGTGAAGTTTTGCACCCATTTTCTTATAAGTACGAACCAGATCGACAGAGATACCGGAGCTGATATGCTGGATCACAACATCGGCACCGGATTTCAGTGCCAGCATGCAGTCTCTTGCAACCAGAGATTCTTCTGCAATGGAAGGAGAACCGTAGATGCCAAGCGCATCGGATACCTTTCCGTGACTGATTCCGTTGTTGCGGATGAAAGAAGGATCTTCTTCGTGAAGGCTGACCGGTACGTTAAGCTTTGCCGCCTTTTCCATTGCGTGGAAGCAGAATTCTGCGTTTAGAAGCGGGATCCCGTCATCGGTAAATCCACATGCGCCTGCTTCTTTTAAG